TTGAACTAAAGCTGACCTAGAATTTACATCTGAAAGAAGAAGGTATTCGTCCCTATTTAGTGGAGCCGCTACATCCTTACATGAAAGGTTTGTATAAAAATCCAGTTCCATTGCATTTTTCTGTGCTACTCCATCTCCAACAACTATTGCAGAGTAATTTACATTCGCATTAATCAAATCTGCAAGTTGTTGCATTGTCTTCGTAGGGACACCTTCTATGTCCTCAAGAGCAATGTTTAAATCATCAACTCCACCTGTGTCAGTAGTTAGAGTCAACATATCTGTAATCTTTGCTATTGAAAGATCGCACTTCACTCCTGCACCAAGATATTTAACTTCCAACACCGGAAGGCCACCAACATCTTTAGAACTCTCTGTACTAAGTCCTCTTGTTGCACTAAAAATTCGAGAACCTTTCAAACCTCTGTCTTCTCCTACTATTCCGAAAACAGTATCCAAATCTGAAGCTTCGTTTACGAAAATTGAACTATAGTCATTCATAGCAAGTGAAGGAAGAACTTCTATATTAATTTTAGACACATTCACTTCTGCTAGAATAGGTCTACTCGGCACCCATCTTGCGTCTGTATTCAATTCACCAACCATAGCAGCGGCTGTTTGAGAACCAACAAGAGTATTCGTAAATGTATAAGTTGTTCCCGACACTTTCAGAATCAAAGTGTTCCCATTCGCAACAACGAAATCTCCATCAATCGATCCAAGTAGTCCTGCCTGTTTCCCTTGAATAGAACCTTCAATCAAACTGAAAAAAATGTCATTACCTTTGCTTCCCCAGTTTTTATCTAAAATTTTAACCTTCGTTAAAAGACTTGAGGCCCTAAGAGACAAATTGGTTTTATAAATAACAATTTTTGAAGCACCACCTAAAACTCTTCCGTCTTTAGAAGGTGATCTCAACAAACCAATCGCATCTGCAATAGGGCCTTGCTGATATCTTTTAACAGCAGAATCAAACTGTGACTTAGTTATAATGTCTACAGTATGAGGCTCTCCACCTTCGGCCTCTCCAATAATACCAACTGTTCCTCCACCTTGTAGCGGCGCATCTCCCTTGTTTGCAATTTCAAAACTAGAATACGCTCCCGGAATTATTAACTCTTCTCCGTTAAATGTCGTTTTAATACTCATCTTATTACTCCCTTAAAATATTGTTAAAACTGTTTTAATAATTCGTTCCAATCTTTCCTTGTAAGCTTATCAACTTTTTTAGATTTTGCGAACGCTTTAAATCCAACCAACTTCGTTCCAAACAACCCTTTGATTTTTACAAAATCATTTAAACTGACAAGACTCATATCGACTTTCTTTTCAGACAGTCTATCTACATAATCATTTTTTTGATGATCTGGCATTTTAGAATTTTTAATTCTATCTATTTTGCTTTCAGACTTTTTTGATTCTTTGTCTCTTCTGACAAATTTTTTGTCTTCTGGTTTTTCATCTTTTACATTCTCTTCCGACATAATACACTCCATGTTTTATTTTATTTAATTCTATTCTATTCTTGTTTCTTCTGTCCCATTAATCGTATCAAAATTTACATCAAGTTCAACTGCTAGCGGAGGTAGCGAACCTTTTTTCCACTTGGCATTACTTGTTGCCGTAAATGTCATAAACCGAGAGTAAACATTCTCTGGCAAATAATCATTGAGTCTCGACAAATCAGTCATGCTAAAAGTTCCGAGATACACCCCACGATCTTCCAAATCATATTTATAGGCGTTCAAAATATAAGCAACCAACATATATAAATATTTTGGCAAATCAGGAGTTCCCCCTCCGTGTAAACCAATCAAAATATTTTCTGTGATAGGACTGTAACCGACTAATTCAGTGTTTTCTACGTCTCCGTCAATGTCATAGGATATAGAATCTCCCATTGCATCATCTATCGCCGCCTTCCCAATGTCCTCATGGCCACTGGCCAACTGGATTGAAATAGTTAAAAGTTTTAAATCAACTTGAGACAAAGACTGTACAATCTTAATATCAGTCCTAGAAATATAATCTTTCAATTCTCTAATCTTCTCCGTTCCATACTTGGCGAGATATGGCCTATCTAATTGCCCAAAGACATAAGAAGACGCTTGAGGCTCCGATCTAAACCAATCAAGACCAGTTCTAAGAATCGACTCCACTATAAAATCCATAGGAAATACACCATATTTCATCGGCCCTCCAAAATTATATCAATAATTCTATCCAACTCTTTATCTACATACTTTTCTACTTCAGACATTATATTTGCTCCGGGTAAACCGGGATGAATCCAAGAATCTGCATCCGAATTTTCACTCATAATTCTAAAAGTCATAAGCTGACTACTTCCTCTTTGAAGACCAGCTGCATTTGTCGCACTCAAACCTTTTTGAATACGAACTAGCCCCTGTAAATATTTATGAGTGTCGGCATTTTTAGGAACTCTTGTAGTCGGCCCTTCCACTACGGCACCTGTTGCCGTTCTAATCATCTTATCCAATCCATACTGTTTTACTGTCTTTTTTAATTCTTGTTTCAAATTAGCTTTTACGGCCTTTCCAGAATATTGAATGTTCGTAGAGCTAGAGACAGAATGTCTGAAAGGAATGACGATATATTTATGGCCATCTGCTCCTACTTTCGCTTTCGATCCTCCCAACCAACCGGGCCTCACCGTCTTCATATCGAAAGAAGGCATCCCAAATTCATAATTATTTGCCATCTGACCGACGAGCTGAATTTCATACATTGTAGAATCCCCATATCGTCTTGCAGAAAAACTTTCGTTCTTATTCAAACCTTCCAAATAATCAAAACGAGATGTTTTTAATTTTGTTTGGGCCAGCCTCATCCATTCTACATGGGCCGCTTGAGCAATCATTCCAGTGGCCTTTTGAAACGCTTCAACAAAACCATCATCCATTATACCGAGATTTATCCCCTTCTCATCTATCTTGGCCCTAACAGAAATAATCATTCATCTCCTCCAAATCCCGGTTTGAAAGATGGAGGAGACACTGGGCCAGCAGGAGTTAGCGGAGCTGTCTCTTCGTAACCACTTCCCCTAGCTACATAATCCCAACGTGCATGAACTTGCTGTGGAAAATGTATAGGAGTCTTTTCTGGACTCTTAAAATCTTTATAATAATATCTGCTTTCATGGAGATGTTCCAAAACACGAAAGACAGGCAAAATTGGATAAACAAAAGAAAAAATACTTCCAGCCGCTGGCCTGTTTATAGAGATCCAATCAATCCCATGAACTCCAACAGTATAATCAACGCCCTTTACATAATAAATTCCGTCTCTTCCAACTAGATGAAACGGAGTCATAGAAGCTTCTATCGGCTGATATCTCGTCCTATCAAAATCTCCTGTAGAACTTCTTTTCACTAATTGATTATAGGTAGAAGTGAAATCCAAAACTTCAATCTTATACCAATAATTAATTCTGGAATTGCTTTTTAAAGTTATTTGAACATCTTTAAGATCAAGAACACCATCCGCTTCAAATCTTTTATCGTGATGAATCCCTTGAACTACGGCCCATGATGTATAAGATTGAGCGTCTAAATCAATTATTTGATTGTCGCAAAGAGTACAATCCAAATCGTGATTGTAACTTTCAAGGTCTGTAATCGCTGGACACAAAAGAGCAGGAGTCACTTTTACAAGAATCCCCTGATCTTCAACCAAATTATTTATCTCGTCCAAATTTAAAGAAACTCTTCCGGGCTTCGATGGACTTCTTTTAGGTCTTGTATTTAATAACGTCATCTTTTAAACCTATACATAAATTTACGTTTTACTTCTTCTTTCACAACTAGGAGACAATTCTTCTCTGCAAAAGCAAGTTCCTTCTCCCCACGTCTCTTCGCCTTATCCCATACAGTCTTCTTGTGAATCCTTTTTTGCTTCTCATCTACATAATGATAATTAACTTTAGTATTCCCAATAAACTCAAAATTAGCAGCTTTATAAATTCCTCCGTCATGTCCTTCGGTAGTATCTGCATAAGTCAAAACAGCATCATAGTCTTTCGTATCTTTTAAATATGAAAGGCACCGAGACAAGAAATAACTTCCAGAATTTTTAGGAACTCCATCGTGTATGAACAATCGAGATAACTCTAAAACTCTATTAGAAGGATATTCTCCTGATTGATTTTGACGATGTAATGATGAAAAAATAGCAACCGCATAAGAGAACCCATCTTTTACTAAACCAAATGAATATTTAGAAGATGGACAACTTTTTGTATAATGATTATTTATTATTTTCGTCTTAGCGTTAGTCTTGTCTATAATCTCCACGCTGAAATCTCGGATATTCTCTTCGCAACCTTCTAATCTACGCCTAGTGATTTTAGATACAGACAGAGCTGCAACCCTCTCATCCTTCTTCTTTGATAAACCTTTGTTCCATGGAATTTTAGAAAAATTGTGGCCAACTACAAATCGTTCATATCCAAAGAAACCAGATCGAGAAGTCCAAGATGTCTCTCTTCCGCATCCGCACTCACATTCACAAACCGGAACATCATAGAATTGTTTCCAAAAAGAAATTTTAGAAACTTCCTTGTGCTTATAACCTCTATGAACACCTAAAGATTTTCCACTAGAAAAAGAGTCTCCGCAAATTGGACAACTCCATGTCTCTAAGTTTGGAATTTTTACTATCACTCAAGCAACTCCCATTTGAATACCATTCCAATATCCTTTCAATATTGCCATACGCTCTTTCAACTGTTTTTCATACTGAATAATACGAGCACCATAGCCGGCGTTTGTAGCACTAGAAGTTGTTCCGATAGACTGACTGATTCCATCTAAGGAGACAGATTTTGACGCAATTCCTGCTCCTGCGATTAAGTCTCCTGCAATATTTAGTGGGCCAAGAGACGCTTTCATTCCAATGCACTCTAAAATATCTGTTGGTATTTCTCCTGCTTTGAAACCAGCTTTATAATCTATTGAAAACAATTCTGGAATGTAATCCCTTCCACTCAAAAGAGGTAAGAAGGCTGCGTTTTGTCCAATCAAAAAAGCTGAGATTGTTCCAGAAGTAGGGACTAAATTAATTTGTCCTGATATGTAATCTGCTTTAATCCACTCATCGTTAAATTCAATACTACCGGAACCAACTGGCCAAATAGCCTGAAGTTTTTCAATGCTTTGGAGAGGCCTCCAATTCACTTTTAAAAAACAATATTGATAATAATCAGCAGCATAATAATCGTGTCGTTGATTGATGAAAGTTGTTTCCTGCAAAAGGATATTCAATTCTTTTTCTATCCATTGTTGTGCTGATAGAATGTACATCTCCATTAAACTATCAGGCATTGAATTTCCATCATCGTCTCTAAGATCAACCCCAAACAGAAAATTTGTCTTCAGATAGCTTGGAGTAATAACAGGTAATACTGAAGGAACAGGCCGTTTGTTAAATGCTTCTACCATAAAACACTCCTAATCGAACGCAAGGCCAATAGTGTTTTTCCTTGCTGATTCAAACTCGCAACAACAACTATTGCGGAATTTCAAATTCAATTCTTCCGCTTCTACCTTATCAATGTCAAAATGAAATTTAGCTCTTCCGGGACGGAGCTT